CGGCGTGCTGGTCATGACGGGGGCCAACAGCGCCGTGGGGCTGCGCTCGATGGCCGTGCGCTATCTGTTCCTGGATGAGATCGACGCCTATCCGGGCGACGTCGACGGCGAGGGTGATCCGATCAACCTGGCCTTCGCGCGAACACGGACGTTCTCGCGCCGCAAAGTTTTCATGTGTTCAACGCCACTGGTGACGGGCCTGAGCCGGATCGAGGCAGCGTTCGCTGAAAGCGATCAGCGGCGCTACTGGGTGCCCTGCCCGCACTGCGGCGAGTTCCAGGTGCTCAAGTTCGAGCGTCTGCGCTGGCCGAAGGGTGAGCCGCGCAAAGCAGCCTACCACTGCATCGCGTGTGAGCAGGCCATCTTCAATCATCAGAAGAACGGGATGCTCGCGCGAGGTGAGTGGCGGCCCGAAGCGGCAGGCGACGGGCGCACGCGCGGGTATCACCTGTCTAGCTTGTACAGCCCCGTGGGGTGGTATTCCTGGGAGCGCGCAGCCGACGACTGGGAGAAGGCGCATAAGGATGTCGAGCGGCTGAAGTCGTTTGTGAATCTCGTGCTCGGCGAGTCGTGGCAGGAGCGCGGCGATGCGCCGGACTGGCAGCCGCTGTATGACCGGCGCGAGGATTATCCGATTGGCACGGTCCCGCAGGGCGGGCTGTTTCTCACCGCCGGCGCCGACGTGCAGCGGGACCGGATCGAAGTCGAAGTGGTGGCCTGGGGGCGAGCGAAGGAGTCCTGGTCGGTCGACTACCGCGTGCTCGTGGGCGACACGGCGCGAGCGGATGTCTGGCGGCAGCTCGACGCGCTGCTTGAGGAAGAGTTCCCGCACGCGAGCGGCATGCGGCTGCCGATCCGCGTGCTCTGCGTCGACTCGGGCTTCAACCCGCGCATCACATACGATTGGGTGCGCGGCCATCCTCAGGCCTCCTGGGGCCCGGCTGGCGCGCGGGCCGCGCATCCCAAGACCGCCGTGGCGGTGAAAGGCACGGCGCGGACGGACCGGCTGATTCTGGGCGCTTCGCCCGTGGATGCGAGCAAGCGGCGCGGGACACGGCTGTGGACGCTCGGCACTTCGGTGGCGAAGTCGGAACTCTACAGCCGCCTGCGTCTCGTGCCGCCGACGAAGGAAAGCGGCGAGCCGTTCCCGGCGGGCTACTGCCACTTCCCGCGCTACGAGGAAGAGTATTTCCGGCAGTTGACCTCGGAGAGCTTGGTCAAAGGCCACTGGGTCGTCGCGCCCAACCGGCGCAACGAGGCGCTGGACTGCCGGGTCTATGCACGCGCGGCGGCCTCGATCTACGGCATCGACCGTTTCACCGAGAAGCACTGGCGGGAACTCGAGCAATTCTTGCCTGCACCGGCCACACAGCCGGAACCGGCGGCGCCGCCTCAGCCGCGCGCCGTGCGCCGCCGGACGGTGAGCTCGAACTGGATGAAGCGATAAGGCGTTGACCCATGGCCTACTCGCAAGCCCAACTCGAAGCCCTCGAGGCGGCGCTCGCCAGCGGCACGCTGCGCGTGACGTTCGAGGGCCGAAGCCTCGAGTACCGCAGCGTCGATGAACTCAAGAAGGCGATCGCCGAAGTGAAAGCCGCGATGGCCGCGGCGGATCCGGCGCGCCCGCGCTCGCGCGTGATCCGGACCTATACAACCAAAGGTTTCTGATGGGCTACTGGCGCAACTTGATGCGGGCGGCGTTTGGGGCGCCCCTTCGGGCGCTCACTGGTTACGAGGCCGCCGCCAGCACGCGCCGCACGCTGGGGTGGAGCCCAACGAATGAAGGCATGAACGCCCTTGTCGCCGGCGGCGGCGACGCCCTGCGCGCCCGTTCGCGCGACATGGTCCGCCGCAACGCCTGGGCCAGCAACGCGGTCGACAGTTTCGTCGGCAACGCCGTCGGCACGGGCATCAAGCCGCAGTCGAAACACCCGGACCCGGCGGTGAAGCGGCGGCTTCAGGAACTCTGGCTCCGCTGGACCGACGAGGCCGATGCCGCAGGGCTGACGGACTTTTATGGGCTCCAGGCGCTGGTGTGCCGCTCGACGATCGAGGGCGGCGAGTGTCTGGTCCGCATCCGCGACCGGCGGCCCGAGGACGGGTTGACGGTGCCGCTGCAACTCCAGCTTCTCGAAGCCGAGCACCTGCCGCCCACGAAGAACGAGAATCTCCCGAACGGAAACGTCATCCGCGCGGGAATCGAGTTCGACAAGCTCGGCCGCCGCGTGGCCTACCACCTCTACCGCGAGCATCCGGGCGAGAAGCATATGTTCTTCAACGCCGGCGAAACAACGCGCGTGCCATCGGAGTCGGTGCTGCACATTTATAAGCCGCTGCGGCCTGGTCAGCATCGCGGCCAGCCGTGGCTCACGCAGGTGCTGGTGAAACTCCATGAACTCGATCAGTACGACGACGCCGAGCTGGTGCGCAAGAAGCTGGCGGCGATGTTTGCGGCGTTCATCACTGAGAACAACCCCGAGGACCCGGTGATCGGCGCGAAGCCAGGCGAGGGCGAGACGGACGCAAGCGGCGCGCCACTGGCAGGCATTGAGCCTGGCTCGATGGTGAAGCTCCTCCCCGGCGAAGATGTGAAGTTCACCGAGCCCGGCGACGTCGGCGGCATGTACACGGAGTTCATGCGGGTGCAGTTGCGCGCGATCGCCGCGGGCCTGGGGATCACCTACGAGCAACTCACCGGGGATCTCGAGCGCGTGAACTACTCCTCGATCCGCGCCGGATTGCTCGAGTTCCGCCGCCGCTGCGAGCAGTTCCAGCACCAGGTGATGGTGTTTCAGTTCTGCCGCCCGGTGTGGCACGCGTGGATCGAGTCGGCGGCTCTCAGCGGCGCAATTGATGCCCGCGACTACGCCCGCGCGCCCGAAGCCTACCTCGATGTCGAGTGGCGCCCTCCGTCGTGGGCGTGGGTCGACCCGCTCAAAGACATGAACGCCGAGGTCACGGCCGTGCGGGCGGGCTTCAAGCCGCGCAGCGCGGTCATCAACGAGATGGGCTACGACGAGGAGGATGTCGACCGGCAGGCCGCCGCCGACAACGCGCGCGCTGATTCGCTCGGGCTGACCTATGACTCCGATCCTCGCAAGACCACTTCCACCGGGCAGAGGGTGACGGAGCAGCCGCAGGCAATCGAAACGCAATGACCAATCTCTCGCACATCGCCTCGCGCGTGTTCAACACGCCGCTGATGATCGATTCGAAAAAGCTCGCGGCGATCCTGGCCGTGCTGGCTCCGCGCCTCGGCCTGGAGCCGCCCGCCGTGGACGCGGCACTGCTGACCGAGCAACGGTCGCGGAAACCTTACGCTGTCACCGACGCCGGCATCGCTGTCATCGAGGTCTCGGGCAGCCTGGTCAACCGCGCCTCCGGGATGGACGCACAATCTGGGCTCACCTCCTATGAGCAGTTGGGCAACGAGATCCTCGAGGCAGCTACCGATCCGCAGGTCCGAGGGATCCTCCTGCGTCTCGACAGCTACGGCGGCGAGGCCAACGGCGCCTGGGATGTGGCGAGCCTCATTGAGGAAACCGCGCGGCTGAAACCCGTCTGGGCATCGGTTGACGACTGGGCCTTGAGTGCCGGCTACCTGCTCGCCTCGGCCACGGACCGCATCTGGGTCACCCGCACGGGCGGCGTCGGCTCGGTGGGCATCATCGCCATGCACCTTGACCAGAGCGGGTGGGACGCGGCCAACGGCCTGCGCTACACAACGATTTTCGCCGGCGACCGCAAGAACGACTTCAACCCGCACGAGCCGCTGTCGGAGGGCGCCCGAGGTGTGTTGGTCGCCGAAGTCGACCGGCTCTACGGCATGTTCGTCGATGCCGTGGTGCGCCGCCGGAGCCTGAGCGCCGCAGCCGTGCGCTCGACCGAAGCGGGCATCTTTTACGGCGAGGATAGCGTCGGCCAGGGCTTGGCCGACCGCGTCGGCACGTTCCGCGAGGCCCTGGCCGCGATGACCGAGTCGTTGTCCAAACCCAAGTTCACGAAAGGAGGCACAACTGTGTCTGAAGTAACCCAGGCGGCCGCGAGTCCGCCCATTCCCGATCTCGCCGCGATCGAAGCCCAAGCCCGCGAGCAGGGCTACGCGGAGGCGGCAGAGATCGTCGTCCTCTGTTCGATCGCCGGTCGGCCCGCGCTCGCCGGCGACTTCATCAGCCGGCATCTGTCGGCGGCCGAGGTCCGCAAAGAACTGCTCGCGCTGCGGGCCGAGGCCGACAAAGAAGAGATCCGGTCCCATGTGCTGCCGGAAGCCAGCACCGCGTCGAAGCAGAACCTCGAGGAAAACCCGGTCGTCAAGGCCTGCCTGGCCTTGGCCGGAGGGAAAGGAGCGAAGTAACCCATGCCCGTTCAATCCGAAACCAATTACCTCGGCGACTGGCTCAAATACGAAGAGGACAACCTCTACAGCCGCGACGAGGTCACCGTCGTGAGCGGCCAGAACCTGGCGACCGGGACCGTGGTCGGCATCATCACCGCCAGCGGCAAGGTGACGCAGCTTGCGCCGGGCGCAAGCGATGGCTCGCAGAACGCCGCCGGCGTGCTGCTAAGAGCCGTGGACGCGAGCGCCGCCGACAAGCCGGGCGTCATCATCGCGCGCCACGCCATCTGCTCGGACAAAGGCCTCATCTGGCCCGGCTCGATCACCGGCCCGCAGAAGACCGCCGCCATCAGCCAACTTCGAAGCCTGGGCATTCTCGTCCGGGAAGGAGCGTAATCCATGCCGATGCTCAATCCATTCGCCACCGATGCCTTCAACATGGTCGCCCTCACGGCGGCTATCAACAAGATCCCGAACACTTACGGGCGCCTGGAGCAGTTGAACCTGATGCCCGCCACCGGTGTCCGAACCCGCACCATCATCATCGAGGAGATGAGCGGCGTGTTGAACCTGCTGCCCACGCAGCCTGTGGGCGCGCCCGGCACCCTGGGTACGCAGGGCAAGCGCAAGGTGCGCTCGTTCGTGATCCCGCACATTCCGCACGACGACGCCGTGCTGCCCGAAGAGGTGCAGGGCATCCGCGCCTTCGGTTCGGAGTCCGAAACCGAGGCGCTGGCCGATCTGCTGGCCCTGAAGCTCCAGAACATGCGCAACAAGCACTCGATCACGCTCGAGCACCTGCGCATGGGCGCGCTCAAGGGCGTGATCCTCGACGCCGACGGCTCGACGCTCTACAACCTTTACACCGAGTTCGACATCACGCCGAAGACCGTCAACTTCGCCCTCGGCACGGCTTCGACCGAGGTGCTGCTCAAGGTGCTCGAAGTGAAGCGCCACATCGAGGACAACCTCAAGGGCGAGTTCATGACGGGCATCCTGTGTTTGTGCTCGTCGGGGTTCTACGACGCCTTCACGACGCATGCGAAGGTGAAGGAGGCCTTCCAGTACTACCAGCGCAACCAGCAGCTCGGCAACGACTACCGCACGGGATTCACCTTCGGCGGCGTGACGTTTGAGGAGTACCGTGGCCAGGCGACCGACGCTTCTGGAGCCGTGCGGAAATTCATCGCCGACGACGAGGCGCACTTCTTCCCGCTCGGCACGGCCAACACCTTCCGGACGTTCTTCGCGCCGGCGGACTTCAACGAGACGGCGAATACGCTGGGCCTGCCGCTCTATGCCAAGCAGGAGCCGCGTAAGTTTGGCCGGGGGACGGACCTGCACACCCAGCAGAACCCGCTGCCGATCTGCCTGCGGCCCGAGGTGCTGGTCAAGGGAACGAAGACCTGACGATGAGCGGCTGGAAAGCGGCGGTGACCGGTCTGAACGTGGCCGTCGTCGACATTTTCGGGCGCGAGGTTCTCTACCTTCCCGAGGTGGGCGGGCAGGCCGTCGTCCGAGCGGTGTTTCAGCCGGCGCGGGAAGCCGAAGACGCCTCGCCGGGCGTCTATGCGGTGCTGTTTGTCCGGCTCGCCGACCTGCCCGCCGCGCCCCTGCGCGGGGATGAGGTCGAGATCGAAGGAGCCCGATACAAGGTCTTCGACATCGAGGCCGACGCCGAGGGCGCCGCCGTACTCCGGCTCCGCAAGGCTGGCTGACTTCCGGAAAATCTTCCGGAAGTCGGACTTCCGCCAGATCTGGCGGATGTTTGGAACCTGTGGGCAATTGCGCACAAGTTCTCGGAGGCGATCGATGCCGAGCGTCCGTGTCTACCAGAAGAAGCAACTGCGGCTCGACCTGCTCAACTTCCGCCAGCGCCAGATGTATGAACTGGGGAGCGCGGGCGTCGCGGCAGTGAAGGCGCGTCTCGCCGCAACTCAGGGCCCAGAGGACGCCCCGGCCAAACCACTCAGCAAGCGCTATGCGATCTGGAAGACGCGCAAAGGCAAGGGCAACCGACGCAACCTGACCTTCTCAGGCGATCTGCTGCGCAACTTCCAGGTCCGCACGGTCAGCGAGAGCCGCGCCAAGGCGAACGTCTCGACCCGGAAGGACCGAATCAAGGCCTGGGCCAACCAGAAGCGCGAGGCGTGGATGGTGTTCTCGCCGAAGAACAAGGCGACCGTGCTTGAGGCTGCCCGGAAGATGCTCGACGCCATCAAGCCCCGTCTGCTCCTCGAACGCAGCCTGGGAGGGAAGCAGCGATGATCAACCCAGCGGAACTCGTCGACAGTCTGGTCGCTCTGCTACGCGACATCCCGGAACTGGTCGCCGAGATGGGCGGCGATGAGCAGCGCATCTTCGCCTATCACGATCAGTATCCGAAGCGGGCAAGCCTCGCGGTGGCAGTCCACGAGATGCCCGCTCCCGGAATCATGGCGGCCTGGCAAGGGACGCAACCATCGAGCTTCGGCGGCGTCGATGTCTGGCGGCATCAGGTCACGCTCTACCTGCGAGCGCGCGAAACCTTCTCAGGCGACCCGCCCACCGCCTACTACCGGCTGTTCCGGCTGATCACGAAAGGTGTCCCGGCATCGGCGGGTGTGCCGATGCTCAACGCCACGGTCCATCCGTCGTGCCACCCGATGGACCTGCCACTCACTCAACGGCAAACCGACGCCGAGGGGCTCGACTATTTCGAGGCGCCGCTCAGCTTCACGGAGATGGGAGATGACTGAAACCGTGCTCATGCGCTCGCCCGAGGGCGAGGTGCAGGAAGTGGAAGCCACGCCGACAAAGATCGTGCCGCTCATGGTGCGCGGCTGGTGGCAAGTCACGGAAGAGGAGGTAACGCCTGATGTCCGTCGCGAGGATGCAGGAAATCCAGATCTGCTTCGGTAAGCAGAAGCAGGCCGGCATTGCGACTGCCAACACCGGCGTCCAGATGTGGCAGTTGCGGAAGCTGAACGCCGCGCTCGCCAATCCGAAGCTGAACACCGAAAACGACGCCGAGGAGTTCGGCAAGGGCCACGAGTTTCCGACGCAGTCCTTCCAGACTTCTTGGGACGTGAACGGGACGCTCGAGAAATACTTGGGCGCGGAGATCGGCGCCTGGGCGATGGCGTTCGGCCTGGGGAAAGTAGTCAAGTCGGGCACGACGCCGAACTTTACCTACACGTGCACTCCGCTGTTCCCAGCAAGCGGCGATGCGGCCGAGCTGCCCTACTTCTCTTTTGTCGAGCAGATCCGCCCCGGCGCGGGCGTCGTCGTCGACCGGATGGCGGTGGGCTGCGTGGTCGAAGGCTGGACCATCTCGATCGGCTCGGGCCCCGGCCGCGCGAATTCGAAGATCACTGTCGAGTTCGTCGGCTCGGGCAAGACCACCGAGCCCTCGGGAATCACCATGCCGGCGGCGACGGTCGAAAAGCTCCTGCCGTCGGCGTCGCTCGCGCTCTCGATCAACGGCGTCAACTACGTCTCAAGCAAGAACATCGTCTCGCTCGAGACGTCCTGGAAGAACAATGTCCGCCTCGACGGCGGCTTCTATCCCGGCTCGGGCTTCCAGACACCGGGCGATGGCGCAAGCGGCGCCATCCGCGGCCGCCTCGAGTTTGGAAACCGTCAGGGGACGCTGCGCTTCGTCGCCCGCTTCGAGAGCGGCTCAACGGAACTCACGAAACTCAAGAGCCAGACCACGGGCACGGCGGTGCTGGCGCTCACCTACGACGCCAACAACTCGCTCGAAATCACCTGGCACAAGGTCTCTTTCGCCTCGGCCGAGGTCGGCGAGACCGACGGCATCGTCACCGTGTCGGTCGAGTGCCTTCCGATGTGGGATGAAACCAACGGCATCGTTTCGGCGGTGGCCAAATGCAACGTGGACGGGATCTGCCAGCAGAGAGGACCCTCATGTTTGACGCAAAGCAACCCATCACCATCCACCTGCGGACGCCCGATGGCGTGAAGCCGATCCGCGTGCGCTTCCCGACCGATGAGGAATGGATCGACCGCCAGAAGAAGCGAAAGGTCATCGTGAAGCAGCTAGGGCGCGGGGTGTCGGAAACGACGATCCCTGACTCGGCGGAAGCCGACGCTACGTTGCTCGCCAAGATCCGCTTGCCGGAGGAGAATGCGCCCGAGGTCGATGCCTTCGAAGCCAGCCGCATCATCGAGCAGTTGAGCCAGGCCGATGTCGATGACGTGGTCCAAGTGGGCGACGGCTTTCGAGTGACGCTGCGTGCCCTCGGCGGCACGGTGGCGCACCTGCTCAAGATGCCCTCGGCTAAGGATGTCTTTGAGTACCGCCGAGGCTTCGCACGGGTGCTCGATCTGCCCTACAACCGCCAGGAGTTGATCATCAACCTGGCCCCGGCGGGTGCGCTCTTCAAGAAGCTGCTCGAATCTTCCGAGGGGTACGCGGGCGACGTGCCGATCATTCACCAAGCCGTCGCAGTAAAAGCCGCGATTGACGCTCTCGACGGCGCTTTTCAGGAGACTGGCGACCCAAACTGACTCCCGGGGAGTGGCCCGAGCGACCCTCCTTCCGCTTCCTGATTCATTGGGCCCTCCGCCGTGACGAACTCTGCGATCCCGGCCTTTGCCCCGAAGCTCCGGACGAAGGCGGGCGATGTGACCACTGCCCGCTGGACAAGCTCGATGCGGCACAATCCTCCGAGGTTGGTCTCTTGTTGCGGCGTGCGCTCGATCTCCGGGCGGCGCTGAAGTTGGGCGTCCGCATCGGCCTTGACGAGATCCGGGCGGACGAGTTCCGAGCGCTTGTGGTGTTGGAGGAAGAGCAGGAGAGATTCGACCGCGAAAGGCTGAACGCGAGCCGTCCCTAAGCCGCCTGATGAACCGGTGCGTGATGAAGGCGCATCAACTGCTCCGCTTTCAGGGAAACCATCGCGTATGTGCGCCCCTGATCATCACTGAACTCGACTTCAAACACTCCGGGCGTCCAACTCTCCACAACCGTCCCCACCTGGCCGCGGACCAAGCCGTGAGCCGGCAGTTCTTCCAGGAGGGCGACAACCGAATGCAGCGTGATTTCGTGAACGGATGTTCCTTGCCGTTCGTTCCCCGTGTTCATGCAGACCGCCAGACCGGAACGAAACGAATCTCAACCCTCTTGTCTAAGGCGGCTGCAATCCGGCGCAGCATCGCGAGCGAGTGGCCTTCATAGTCGGCGTCTTCGAGGCGTGAAATCACCGACGCCGTCGTGCCGATCATCTTCGCCAACTGGGCCTGCGTCAGACCGGCCTTCTTCCGCAATTCGAAGATCTTGCGGGCGACCTCGTCGTCGGCCCGAGCCTCTTCCAACGCCATCAGGCGCTCTGGTTGGCCCCCAAAATACCGCCGCTGAAGGATTTCCACCGCGTCCGTTGTGGACCTGTTTTTCGACATCTTCTCAGTCCTGCTCGCCGCCATGTTTGTCAAGTATGAAGCAAAGCCAAACTTACCGATGACGGCGAGAGCCTTCCTTTCTTCCGAGCCCTTCCGCAATCAACGTGGTGACGAGCGTGTTGAGACTCACGCCCTCCTGCTGCGCGCGGGACACCAGACGAGCGTGCAGAGATCTC